AAGGGACAACAACTAGGTAGAGAAGTATACTACTTGAACATTGAAGGTAGACTTAAACCACGTGACATTAACGGTATTCAATGTTTAGATGCTTCAAAGATGCAAATTATTAGGTCTTACCGTAACAAAGCTGGACAAAGCAAGATTCTCAAAGCTGATGAATTTCTGTCTATCGCTGAGCAAATCGCACACACTCGCCCCGGTTCAATCATCATTATTGATTCGATATCGCAGCTAGTTACTAGTGGAGAGATGACTAATGAACTGAACAATAAAGACCGTGCTCCAGGCGCAACGTTGATGGCAAAGTTTTGTCGTCGCCTATCTAACGTCGTACCAGTCAACGACATCATTTTGATAGGCGTTCTGCATTTCATCGCCAATACCAGCGGATATGGAAAGGCTAAAGTTGCTAGCGGCGGTAACAAAATAAAGTATGCCGTAGATATTGGTCTAGAGTGTCGTAAGTTTACCCTAGTGCGTGAGGGTGGCGCAGAAGACGGTCGTGTTATAGGGCAAGAAGTAGAGTGGATAACTACGTCAACTGCGTTCGCACCACCAGGACAGGTTGGTAAATCAATGATAACGTTTGGCGTTGGTATTGATGAACTTTATGAGATGGTAAGCTTAGCTGTAGAACTAGGTCTCATACAACAGTCAGCATCGTGGTATAAAATGAGCTATATGGAGGACCACGTAGATGCCAAAAAGTGGAACATTAAGGATTATCAAGAGCAAGGCAAACCCAAGCTGATGCAACGACTTCATGCGAACGAGCAAGAACGCACGCTGTTAATGCAGGACTTTAACGCTATAATAGGGGCGTCAGAGTGAGCGTAGTAGATTTTGACGGCAGAACAACTTTAACGCTTGTAGCAGGAACGACAGAGTGAGCGTAGTAGATTTTGATGGAAGAACGCACTCGCGCAGGACTTTCACACCATAGTAGGAAGAATATAGTGAGCGTAGTAGATTTTGATGGACGAACGCACCCGTGGCCTCCTCCTGGCTACGAAGTAAACCTTGATGATATTCGTCCGCGTTCTAGCTTACATATACGGTGTCGTGAGTTGCTGAGACAAATGTATCCTACTCAGCCGGTGTTGGAGGAAGTCCCGATTCCTGGTGAGCGTCTTTTCTGCGACTTCTATTTGCCCATGCGCAAGGTAGTCATAGAGTGTCATGGTCAGCAACACGACGTATTCACACCGCACTTTCACAAGACTAAGGCCGAGTTTCGGGTGTCGCAGAATAGAGACCGACGTAAGATAGAGTGGTGTCACATGAACAATATACGGGTGGCGGTATTGCCTTACGACGAGACCGACGAACAATGGCAAACCAAAATCGAGAACGCGGACGATTAAATGCCAAGAATACCAACGTTCAAATTTCATGGTTCTAAGTGTAGGATTGCTAAATGGATTTTTGGCGACATGCCCAATAATCTTTTGGTTGATAGCTATTACGAGCCATTTGCGGGGCGAGGCAACACGTTTTTTTATTTCGCTAGTCGCTTCTCATTTCAATCAGCACATCTAAACGACCTATACATGGCCCACTTCTTGCGGGCGCTCAGAGACTACAGTGGTACATACGACTTTGTACCACAATACATAGATAGAGCAACCTATGATAGATTATATCAACATCCAAATACACAAGAGAGAAGTCTAGCGGAATCATTTTGCGCATACAATGGAACGTTTTGGGGTGGTGGCGCTAACATAACTTCTTCACCGACCAAACCATCTAAAAACAAACATAGCCGGACAAACACAATCAAAAGATTCCAAGAAGCCCGCCGATTATTGCACGGAGTAGAAATTCATGAACTCGATTACGTGGATTTTATATCTAGATTATCATTAAATTCATCTGACTTAATGTACTGTGACCCACCATATCTACAAAGCCAAAAATGTAAACTGAAGGACATGACGATTGACCATGATAAACTGGCTAGTATATTAGTACAGCTTCCCTGCAAAGTAATACTGTCTGGATATCAAAACGCTATATATGACACTATATTAACGGGATGGAACGTTCATGAACACCAAAGGGCGTCGTGCGGCAAAAACAGCAACCACACCAGCAATTATGTAACAGAAAGAAAGTGGCAAAATTTTTAGCCATGAACAAACTACAAGACAAGCGCGATACAATACAAAAGCTTATCCAAGACTACCCCACAGTCATCGGCATTGGCAAGCTGCAACCACCGAATGAAGTCAACCGTTTTTTGACTATGAGTATGGCTGAAATAAGACGAATGAGTGCGGAAGAATGTGGAGAGGCCGCAGTTATTCTAAATCAAGCCGCCACCTATATACAGCTTGAAACCAACTCTATTCAAGCCGATATCAACTGGTGCGAAGAATATGTAGCGTTTCTCATTGCAGAAACCATCGCAGGATGTGGTACACAATACACGCCGTTTGAGTACCGACAAAAGATTGCCATCAAGCAGAACGACGTAGCTAAACAACTTCAATCCATTCTTATTAACGCCAAAGCCCGCTTCCAACTCCTATCGTATATGCCAAACCAACTCCGTGCCACAGCGATGGCGTTTTCCGACCTACAACAAACAAAGAGGACACAAAGATGAAGACAGTCAGAGAAGTATTTCGCGATGCAATTAAGCAGGGAAGCTGGCCTGATGTGTGTAAGGTATATACAAAGATTACAGGAGAAGAGGCACCCCCTTTCCCTGCTAATAACGATGTACTTGACGAGGTCATGGTGGAGGCCGAGGTCGAACCAGCACCACAGCGTAACATACTAGATGAACCCATGGCAGAAGAAGACACCACGTCACAAAAAGTCAGTGAACTAGATTTCAGCATGCCCCAAAAGCCTCGCAATAGAGTACAGGGCCAACAACAACAATGTCGCCGTGAGCCGTTGGGCGCTCCACAAAATACGTGGGAAGACGACGGGACAGAACACGCCAATGAGAGCGTTAAGGTTAGACCAGAGCTTGGTGTGCAAAACCCTAGACCTCGCACAGACCACAGAGACCCGCAGTTAGGCATAGATACGGGTGGCAAAGTCGCGGTTGTGTGTGCGTTGTGTGGCAAAACCGAGAGTGTCGCGCCTATATTGGCGGTAGGACACGACCCCAACCCAGATAAAAACACGTATCGCTGTAATGACTGCCTGTCGCCGAAATCACGTCGCAAGACCAGGAGAATGTAATGACAGAACAACCCATTCATCCGTTTTTGTTAAAAGATGAAAAAATGTCTGATAAAGCGGCCGAACGAGCCGTGTTGGTCGGACTACTACAGTACGGTGAAGACGCCTACCTAGACATCGCTGACTTTCTGGACGTTGGTAGCTTCACCGACCCCGTCAACCAAGCCGTATATAAGTGTGTTCGTCATTTATATGAAGAGCAGAGCGTGAAGCAGTTTGACCAGTCGTCGCTGTTGGCGTGCGCAAACATGCTAGGATACGGCTTGTTTTTTGAGAAGCCGTCTGACGTACAACATCTACGCAGCTTATTGAACGGTAGAGTGCTGCTGGAAAACGTCCGTACATGGGCGGCTCAAATACGTAAACTACAGGTTGGACGATTACTTCGCGACCAACTACAGCAAGCATCAGTAGACATTGAGAACATTAGGGGAACGGAGTCGATTGAGGTGATTCTTGGTATCGCCGAAAATGTGGTGTTCGACTTTAGTAACTTGCTACATACAAGTGAAACATCTAATCCGACGCTCATTGGTGATGGACTCGAAGAGTATCTAGACAACATTGAGAACAATCCAGTTAGTATTGTTGGTATTAGTAGTGGTATGCCGTATTATGACCAAGCAATTGGTGGTGGATTCCGCCGTAAAACGGTGTCGTTGGTCGGCGCACGTCCTAAAGCACTACGATATGGGTCAATAGTATACACTTCAAGCGGCACGAAACGTATTGAAGATGTTTGTATCGGAGACATGATATTTCATCCCTTTAATGGTATGCAAAGAGTTGTTGATGTACACGACCATCCAAATACTGACATATACAGAGTGTATTTTAAGGATGGTGATACAGTAGATTGCTGTAAAGACCATTTATGGCAAGTGTACAAAAGATATCCGTATGATAAGCTTGAAAACAAAACGCCAGAGCAAAAAACAACGCTGGAGCTAATCGACGACCTAACTATTGGCAATAAAAAAGGGCATAAATGGGATGTCGCGCTAACAAAAGCGATTCAGTTTGATGAACAACCAGTACCACTAGACGCTTATACGCTTGGTTTGTTAATCGGCGATGGCTCATTTAGAAACGCTATCACATTTTCTACGCAAGACCCTAGTCTAATAGACTACATTAAACGAACTTTGCCAAACTATGTAATCAAACTAGAAATAGACAAGCCAACATGTAAAACATATCGTATCAATGGTTTGCAATCAGTCATACGTCAGACCGGACTGTATAAAAGGTTAGCTAAGGAAAAGTTCATACCCAAAGCATATATTTACAACTCAGAACAGGTGCGTCTAGATATCCTACGTGGACTTATGGACACTGACGGTGATTGTACAATCAATGGGTCTGGTAGCTCTCGATGTAGATATTCTACTATATCAAAACAATTAGCTATGGACGTTAAGACTATCGTGCAGTCTCTTGGTGGATTGTGTAGTGTCAAGATTCAGCGAGGCAAATACAAGGGCGAGGTACACCTTTCGTATAGATGTGAGGTTCGATTACCGGGTATCAATCCATTCAGCTTGCCTAGAAAAGCCAATAGGTACACCGATAGATTGCATGGAGAATTAAAACGAACTATAGTCAAAATAGAAAAACTTGACATAAAAGACAATGCCAGATGCTTAACTATGGGCTGTGAAGATGGGTTGTTCTTAACAGACAACTTTGTGGTGACGCACAATACCGGAAAGTCAATGCTATCAATCAACATAGGCTTGCATGTATCAAAAAACTTAGATATACCAGTGTTGTATCTCGATACAGAAATGGTGAAAGAGGACCATTGGTCACGTATGCTCCCTAACCTATGTCAGACCCCAGTGACAATCAATGATTTAGAGACGGGTAAATATGCCGAAAGCCCGCTGCATAAACAGTCTGTGAGACAAGCCGCAGAGACACTAAAGCACTTGCCATTCCATTATCTCAACGTCTCAGGTAAGCCGTTTGAGGAAGTCATTTCCATTATGCGTAGGTGGGTAACAAAGCACGTTGGTTTTGATGAGACTGGTCAACGTAAAGACTGTCTCATTATATTTGACTACCTCAAGATGATGAGTGGAGAAGCTCTAAACGACAGCCTAAGAGAGTATCAAGTATTGGGTTTCATGATGACTGCGCTCCACAACTTTGCTGTACGATATGACGTTCCAATCATGAGTCTGATACAATTGAATCGTGATGGTATAGACAGAGAGTCTACTGATGTTATTGCCGGTAGTGATAGGGTGCTGTGGTTGGTGACAAACTTTACGGTGTACAAAGCCAAGACCGCT